GGCGCGCGACTTCTTCAAAACGCGCGGCACCGCAACGGTGCTGGTCGGTGACATCCTGTTCGTCATCGTCGAGCAACCGTGCCAGCACCTGACCATCCTCGGGTGCAGGATCTACCACGAGCGACCACGCGCCTGCAGGGAGTTCGATGGATTGCGCGATCCGATCATGCGCCAGCACTGTGCCTGGCGATTCCTGGAAGGGGGTGACGAGCATGCCTGCACACGGTAACCCAAATTGGAAGAAGGGGGTCTCCGGCAACCCGGCAGGTAAGAAGCCCGGGACCGTCCACAGGACCACCATCGCGCTCAAGGAAGCATTCCTGGGCGTGTTCGACAAGGTGGGCGGCCAGCAGGCGCTCGTGGACTACGCCAAGAAGAGCGACGAGAACTACATCACCGTCGTGCAGATGCTGGCCCGCCTGCTTCCGCGTGAGATCACCGGCCCCGATGGCGAGGGCCTAACGATCGTCATCAAGAAGGTCCTGCACGATGCGGCAAATCGAGATTCCTAACGGCTTCGAGCCGCGGCCGTACCAGGCCGAGCTGATGCACTTCTTCGACACGGGTGGGCTGCGAGCCGCAGCTGTGTGGCACCGGCGCAGTGGCAAGGACCTCACCATGCTGCATCAGACCGCCAAGATGGGGCTGCAGCGGATCGGCGGCTACTTCCACATGCTTCCCGAGTTCAGCCAGGCTCGGAAGGTTATATGGGACGGCATCGACATCGACGGCAACCGCATCATCGATCAAGCATTCCCGCACGAGATCCGGCGTGCGACCCACGAGTCCGAGATGAAGATCACACTTCTCAACGGATCGTACTGGCAGCTGGTCGGATCCGATCGCTACGACGCACTGATGGGCACCAACCCGCTGGGCGTCGTGTTCAGTGAATACTCCATCGCGAACCCCAGCGCCTGGGACTACATCCGGCCGATCCTCGTCACCAACCACGGGTGGGCCGCGTTCATCTACACACCACGCGGAAGGAACCACGGCTACTCCATGCACAACATCGCGTGCGCGGATCCGTTTTGGTTTTCGTCCCTCAAGACCGTGGACGACACTGGTGCGATCAACACCGCGGACATCGAGGCCGAGCGGCGCGCCGGCATGCCGGAGGACATGATCCAGCAGGAGTTCTACTGCTCGTTCACCTCGGGTGCTCTCGGCTCTTACTACGGCGAGCTGCTCGAGCGGGCCCGCCAGCAGGGCCGCATCTGCCCGGTGCCGTTCAACCCCGGGCTGCCGGTCGAGCTGTGGTTCGACCTCGGCTACAACGACTACACCTCGTGCTGGGCGATCCAGAAGCACGGCCTGCAGCTGCACGCGATCCGCTTCAACGAGTGGCGCACCATGTCGCTGCCCCGTATCTGTGCGGACATTAGGACCTGGGAATACCGCATCGACAAGATCAAGCTGCCCCACGATGGTGATGCGCACGAGCTGATCGCAGGGCGCACCCGCAAGGATGTGATCGAGGACGAGCTCGGCACTCTCGCCGACGTCGTGCCGCGGCCGCGCAACCTCGCAGAAAAGCTGGAGCAGATCCACGCGGTGCGCTCTACCATCCCGCTGGTGTGGTTCGACGCGACCCTGTGCGAGGCCGGCGTCTACGCGCTGGAGAGCTACAGCCGCAAGTGGGACGATAAGGGAAAAGTTTACGGCCAGGAGCCCAAGCACGATTGGTCGAGCCACTGCGCCGACGCCTTCCGCACCGGCTGCGCGGATGAGAATGGCTCGCGCCTGCTCGAGACCGCGGAGGGCCGGCGCACCTACGGGCAGATCCACCGGGTGATCCGGGCCGGCGAGTCGAAGCTGAAGAGGCCGATCGATGACAACTCTTGGCTGATAGACGCCAGGGAACTTGACCGCCAGCGCGGTCTAATGTAGGAGGGTGCTATGCCCATCACAGACGCAGAGCTCGAGAACAGATTCACCTATCACAAACCGAAAGACGATCAGCCTCAGAAGTACGAGGAGATCAGACGCCGGTGCCATGCTCTGGCACTTTTGATTGTAGCCATAACACCGGAGAGTCGCGAGCAGTCGACTGCCCTGACCAAGCTCGAAGAGGTCTCGATGTGGGCTAACGCTGCCATCGCGCGAAGGGAGTGAAGCCATGCTGCCCGAAATCATAAAGCAAAGGGTGCTCCGGCTCGAGAGCGAGCGCAAGAACCAGGAGTCGCTGTGGGAGGACATCGAGACCTACATCGTTCCCTATCGCGGATCCTTCATGCAGAGCAACGTGACCGAGGGCAGCGTCAAGGTGGACCGCCCGGAGATCTTCGACGGGACGGCACTCCAGGCGCAGCAGAACCTCGCGGCGAACCTGCACGGCAACCTGACCTCGCCTTTCTTCCGCTGGTTCAACCTCAAGTTCCGCAAGGGTGAATTGAACGAGGACTCCGACGCACGCGAATGGCTCGACGCGGTCGCCGAGGTGATGTGGCAGGCGCTGCAGGAGAGCGACTTCAACCTGGAGATCGCTGAGATCTACATGGACCTCACGTCCTATGCGACCGCGGCCATGATCGAGGAGTACAACAACGACCGGCTCGACTTCACTGCCGTGCCGCTGAAGGAGGTTTACTTCGAGGAGGGTGCAAACGGCCAGCCGCTGATCTTCTTCCGCATCCTGAACTGGACCTACCTGCAGATCCTCGACAAGTTCGGGCCCGATGGTGTGCCCGACTTCGTCAAGCAGAAGGCCGAGAACCCTCAAGGATCGGCCGAGCGCGCGCGCGTTTTCTTCTGCATCTTCCCGCGCCAGGCGAACCCGCAGCCCTCGTACAGGACGTTGCCGCCGAAGCGCAGGCCGTGGGGCTTCAAGTACATCCTCGAGATGGACTGCACCGTGCTCGGCAAGGAAGGTGGCTACCACGAGATGCCGGCGTCCATCGTACGCTGGGGCAAGATCTCGGAGAGCCGCTGGGGCCATGGTCCCTCGCATGTCGCGGTCTACGACGCCAAGACCTTGAACCGGCAAGAGGAGCTCATGCTCCAGTACCTGGGCAAGGTGATCGACCCACCGATGAAGACGACCGAGCGGGGCCTTATCGGTGACCTCAACATGACCGCCGGCGGGCTCACCGTGGTCAAGAACATGGAAGAGCTCCAGCCGCTCACCACAGGCCAGGACACGCGAGTCGTGCTGGAGGAGCGCGAGAACCGGCGCACCATGATCCGCGAATACTACTTTGCTTCCCGGCTTGACTTCAAAGAGTCGCCGGCCATGACCGCAACTGAAGTAGAGCGGCGCTGGCAGCAGATGCAGAAGCTGCTCGGGCCCACCCTCGGGCGCCTGCAGGCTGAGATGCTCGACCCCATCATCAAGATCACCTTCTCGATCCTGTTCCGCGCAAACCGGTTGCCTCAGATGCCGGAGGCCCTGGCGAATCAGAAGGCAAACCTGGACATCGAGTACATCGGCCCAATCCCCATGGCTCAGAAGCGGGGCATCGCCGACTCGATCGAGAACGAGATGGCCTTCGCGGCGGCGACCTCCGAGGCGTTCGGGCCGGACGTCCTGGATGCGATCGACGCCGCGAAGGCTGTTCGCGAGCACGCCTTCTATTCCGGTGTTCCGGCGAAGGTCATCAGGTCCGAAGCCGAGATGGCGAAGAAGAGGAAGGAGCGCGAAGTCAAGCAGGTCGAGGCCGATAACGCAGCCAAGGCGGCCGCCGGCGCCGACACCACCAAGAACATGGGGGCTGCCATGAAGTCGATGAGCGACGCCGGGCTCCCGGTCAATGACATGGCCGGCGATATGATGGGCGCCCAGGAACAGATGGAGGCACCGCTTGGAGAACAGAGTCCGGCTTAACCACCTACTCAACACCATCGAAGGCCAGGCGATCATGGAGCTGCTGGCCGATGAGGTCGACGGGTCGTGCTACGCTAAAGGCGACCCCCACCACACCGCGTACCTCGAAGGACGGCGCGATGTATTAACCTACATGAGAGAGGTAAAGGACAATGCCCGACCAGCCAGCATCAGGAGCCGCGGCAGCGCAGCCAGCCGCCGCAGCCCCGGGGTCCGCGCCCGCGGCGACGACCCCACAACCGGCCCCGAGTAACTGGAGGGAACAGCTGCCCGAGGAGTACAGGGAGAACCCGGCGATCAAGATGATCGCCGACGTGCCGACCCTCACCAAGGGCTACATCGAGGCGCAGGGGCGCCTGGGCAACAGCATCCGCATCCCGAGCCGAGAGGCCGGTGATGAGGACCGGAAGGCCTTTCGCGAGCGGATCCTCACGATCGGCAAGGAGTACGGGGTCGCACCCATACCGGGAGAGGGAGAAGACCCCAGCGCGTTCCACGCGGTGATCGGCAGGCCTGACAAGCCCGAGGGCTACGAGCTGCCGACCTACGAGGACCCCGAGTTCGAGGTCGACTTGACCGAGGCCGACGAGCTGCGGCCGATCGCCCACAAGCTCGGCGTGACCAACGTGCAGTTCAAGGGCCTGGTGAAGGCCGCGACCGACGCGAACATCGCCCGGCAGACCGAGCAGATCCGGCGCCAGCAGGCTGACCAGGCGACCCTCAAGAAGGAATGGGGGGCCGCGTACACGATGCGCATGAACCAGCTGAAAACCTTCCTCACCGTGAACGGGGCACCACCCAACCTCAAGGCCGCAGTCGACTCTGGCGCGGTCGACAGCCACTCAGCCAAGTGGCTTTTCGGGATCATGGAGTCGATCGGGGGAGAGGCGGCCGAGGTCGGCAGCCAGGGCAAGGCCGGCAGCGGGACCTCACTCACCCCGGGAGAAGCCATGGCCCGGGTCGAAGAGATCGAGAAGCGGATGTCCGGCATGTCGCAGGGCACCGAGGAGTACCTGCAGCTGATGGGCCGCCGGCTCGAGCTGCTCGCGATGTCAAACACATAAGACGTGCAGGGATTCATCTAATCTGCCCGAGGTGGCAGGCGAACGGTTAGGAAACCGTCG